AATTTAATAAAATCATCAGAAATCTCATCAGTTAAATCAGAACGATTTAGCCAGTTCGCTATGGATGTTTTTAATTCTGCATAAGTTGATAGTGCCATTAAATGCTCCTTCTTAATCTTCTTAGTGTTAAGGCTAGTCTAGCCCTTTTTCCTAACTTGCCGCCTTTCTTGGCAGCCGCCTGTAGTTTCTTTAGGGGAATCTTTTGTCCTTTTTTAATCTTTAAAGATTTCCTTAAAGCTCCAGGTTTTTTAATTGCTTTTTGAATCCAATTCTTTGTAGCCATTTTAGCCGTCTATATCTCCATAAAAATCTTCGTAGTATTCTTGAGGAGTTGCGTAAGCTCCGCTTGATCCCCCCATATCTTTCCATTCAGCTATTATTTTTGGACTTATACGAATTGTTATTTCAGCAGTTTTAACATGCTTATTTAATTCTTTTACTGTTTCTTCGTCTTTTTTAGTTAGACTTCTTTTTGATGTTAGTGCCATTTTTTACCTCCTTTATATCCTTTATATATTACCTGGTGCAGTTTTAAAGTATTGATATTCGTTGCTATTCAATTTCTTTTTTAGAATTTTGATTTGAGTTTCTTTCGGAATACGATACCAGTTGTTATCACCAGTTTCTTCCTCCGCCCAGATTTGTAATGCTAAAGTAGGAATAGAAGCTACCCTTTTCCATGCCCTGCTTTTAGAATAGCCATCGTTAAGATCATAAAGTTCTTTGTTGTGTTTAAGGTGGGGATTGATGTTCTGTTCGTCTATAATACCAATTTCACCACCATTCTCCAATTCTTCTTTAACAAAAGTGGTTTTATTTAAACCATCAACCTGTGTTTCTTTTTTCATCTAACCTTGACCTCTAGTTTTTTTTCTTTTTGGTATTCTCTTGGAATACGATTTTGCATGACGGCCTGGTCTTTTTATTCTAGTTTGCTTAACATGAACATACCCATATGATCTGGGTTTAGCCATTATGAAGTTAAGACAGTAACACCTAATATACCAGTTCCAGTAGCTATAATTCCTGCAACTTTATCGCCTACATCAACTTTTATTATTTCTATTGTATCAGCAGGTAAAAAAGTGCTGCTAGTAGTTGCCGTTGGGTTACTCCCTACCGCATAATAAGTATCTGTATCAGCACAAAGTCTTACCCAGAAAACTCCACTTTCAGCAGTTCCCAAAGCGGCAGATTGTGCAGACGAAGTTGATGTCGCTACATTTGCCGTACTGGTTTGTTGAAAACCATAATTGTACATTGTTTTTTTCTCCTATTTAATTTGTGAGGGTGGAAAAACCGCTAGGTCAGAGCCACCCCCAATTTTGTTTATACTATTTTCAAATAGTAAATACTATCTTCTAATAACAAATGTTACATAAAGTACAATTGCATTAGTTGAAGCACCATCGGTAATCATTTCAATAGTTCCATCTTCCGAAACTGTGTTTGCCGCAGTTGGTTCAGATGTATCTACGTCTCCAGCCGCAGAACCAGAATAAGCAACCGTAATTGCTGAATCGGTCATAGCTGTTCCACCAATTTCAAAAGTGATTGCTCCATTTGCTGTTCCAATGGCACCTTGAAGGGCTGTTATGATTTTGATGACTCTCCCACCATCAGGTATTCCAACAAATGTTGAAGATGCTGTGCTGATGTCTGCAATCTTTGCAGTTATAAAATAGTCGTTAAGTGTTCTCATGTTTTTATCCTCATTGTTCCGCCCTTAATCTAATCTCAGGACTTCAATGTTAATATAAATGCAAGGGGAGCAGATTTTTTAGATTACCCCCCTCACACTGTTAGGTATTACGAAGTAGTTACGTCTGTAATTAATCCGCTTGATCCTTCATTCTTTGCTTCAAGAGTGTATTCAACTACTAAGAACCTTTGATCTGCATCCGCAGTTTGTCCAGGTTTTTGTAATTTGAAATCCCTCAAAAACGATACTGCCCAGAAATCCATTTCTAGGAGTAAAACATCTTGTCCTCTTTTAGCAGCACTTGCGTTAGCTTTTCTAATCCAACGATTCGGTGTGACTTGCATCGTACCGAAATCTGATTCGTAAACATCGATAGAAGTCATAAGTCTTTTATCTTCTGCTTTGTCGAATCTAGTTGCACCACCTGTGAAGAAAGATAGTTTTTGTTTATTGAAGCCATTAAGCATAATGACATTAGGATTTCCCCCAGTGTCCCAAGTAGTCTTCAAAGTTGATCTCAGTAAAGTTTCTGTGAACGCCCTTTGAGTCCCATCTGTTCTAATAGCTCCAGAGCCAGCTCCTGATCCGCCAGTTCCAGCAGATACATTAGAGGTCATCCAAGTGACAACTCCTCCTAATGCTCTTGCAGTCGTAGCGTCTCCAGCCGCAGCCGCAACATTAGATAAAAGAGCATTTTCCATGTCTCTTTTTAATTCTTTTGCCGCTTTTGCAACTTGGTAAGCCAACACCGAACTTCTACCAGCCGTATCAACTGCATCATCTGTTGCAGATACTTGACAAGCCTTAGTAGAGATTTGAGTGTAGTTTCCAACCTTAGTTGTAGAAGTAAGCGTAGGATATGAAATCGTAGCTCCTTCGACTTTAGCGTTGGCAGCAACAGCAGATAAAGTGTCCGTCTGCCATTGGTGTAATGTGTTAGTAGCTTTGTTTTTACCAACACCTGACATGAAAGGAGTGTCTGTAGGAGATATGTTATAAATAATATCTGCTAAGTCTTCCCTTATGCCCACTGTCGTATATGTCTGTAATACAGCCATTGTTTGTCTCCGTTGTTAGTTGTTACATAAATTTCGCTAAAAGATCGGTAGCATCTCTAGGATCACCACTTTTCCTTAAACGATTTAATTGATCCAACCTTGACTGACTGATTTTTTCACCTTTCGTTTCTTTAATACCTGGCTTGACCACTTTTGTAGGTTTAACAATTTTTTTAGCCAAATTTGGTTTAGGCCTATTTATATTGTTACGATGGCTCATGCCATCTACAACCACATCAAACATTCGGCTATCATAAATTCCAGAAATTTCTTGATCGTTGAAACCTCTTTCCACCATGTAGTTTCGTAAGTTCGTTTTTAAGGTAGCTCCTTTTACAGGATCTGCAAAATCAGGATATTTTAAATTTACCTTCTTTTGTTCTTCCCTTAAAATATTCTGTAGCTGGTCATTTTGATGAGTGCGTAGCTTTCTTTGAGCTGTGACGATGTTTTCTTTTCTTCGTCTTATTTTTCTCTCAATTTTCGCAGCTTCAGTTGGGTCTTCGTCAAATAGTTTATCTAACTCTTTTGAGTTTATTTCACTATTAACTTCAGCATTTAAAGTCGCTGTTAGATTATTCAAATCTTCAATCTTAGTTGAATAGTCTTTGTTGAGACGATCTTTATCAGAAGTTAATTGTCTTCTTTCGATAGCCAATTCTTCTGTTTTGCGTCTATAGTCGGCATCTTTTTGATAACCTGCTTTTAGTTCATCAAGGTTAACATCGATCTTTTCACCATTCACTGTGACTTGGTGTAGATCGGTTACTTGAGTTTCTTCAGCGTTTTCCGCTTCGGATGCTTGTACTTGATCTTCAACTTCCTGAGTTTTTTCCTCAGTTTGAGTTTCAGATTGTGGTTGATCTTCAGATTTTTTAGGAGAAGTTTCCTTTTCAGATTTAACTTCTTCTTTCTTTGTATCAACCTTGTCTGCTTTTGCTTTTTGAGGTTCGTCAGTTGTCGGTTTGTTAATACCTTTTTGATCTAACAATCCCTCAACTGCATCGGCAGCACCTTGCATTGTCCTACTGGACAATAATGGATTTACGTCAGACATAAATGTCCTCCTGTGGTTAAGCTCCCTGATTTGGGTTGGCTTATTCTAACCTTGATGATTAGAATTACTTTTCTTTAGAAGTCTGGAATTCAGCTAATTGTTTTTCTGCTAATTTTCCAGTATCAAGAATTTCTTTAAAGTGTTGCTCTACTTTTCCTAGAACCTGATAAGCTAACCATAATTTTTCTCTGGCATCGCTATCATGCACTGCAGTTCTATCCAATAAAGCCTCTGAATAAATTTTTTTAAGAGTTTCAAATGACTCTTGAAAGAGTTTATTCTGTAATATCTGTTTGGCCTGGGATGCCCTGCCCAATTCTTTGGTTCGTTTGTCCTGATCCCTGCTGTCCATTTGTATTTTCAAAACGTTTGGTGAACATACTAGCACTTTTTTCTGCTTGTTCAAGGTTTTTTGATCCTTTAGCAATAATCACCCTGTCTAGTTCAGCTTCCGCTTTTAATTTCGTTGTATCTAATTGTGTATTATATTTCAAGGCTATATCTTTAATCTTAGCTTCAAAGTCTAAGAGACTGTCTTGCGTTCTTTGTTCTAATTCTTTGTATCTTAATTCTATATCCGCAACTTTTCTCTTGTTCTCTGCATCAATTCTAGCCATTTCTATTTTTTCAATAGGACTAATTTCTGGAGGAGGAGGAGGAGTCATTAGTTGCTTACCCTTAATAGGATCAATGAAGTAACTTTCGACTGTTTGGAGTCCTGCGTTCTCAATAACTTTAGATAAAGTGTTATAAATGTTTTTCATCGTTACCATAGGGTAGTCCCTTCGGCCTTGCAGTTCAAAAGCCTGAAGCTGTTTTTGTAAAATATTATTCAACATCATAATTTGTTGTTCTTTTGTGCCTGTTCCTAAACCTACGGTAATGGTTACGTTGAAACGGTCTTTCCATTCAGTCGGTAAAACAGGAATATATTCTCCATTCAACTGAATAATTTTTTCTTTGTCCTGATATTTAATGGACAAAGCAAACATCTTTCTAAATAAATCTTTCACACCAGTTTCTGCAAAAATTCTAGCCACTAATTCAGAACGCATTTGCGTTTGATTCATAATAGCACTAATTCCAGTCGCTGTTTTATTTAAACTTTCAGAATCCAAACCTTGATTATATTTAGTAACTCCAGTTCTAACTTCTCTGACTTGATCTAAGTATTCTAATAAAGGAAAGGCTTGTTGAGAAATAGGTTGAGCTTGTAAAGGTTGCATCACTTGGTTAGGCGGTTGTTTTGTTCTCACCACACCACCAGGTCTAGTCGTTAAGAGATCATCCATGTTCACCATGCCATCCATGATTGCCACTCTGTTGTTATTTGTTAGATACATATTATCCAACAGTTGTCTCATCACTGTAGATTTCATTAATTGAATGTCTTCTACTAACTCAGCAATAGAACGACCATAAAATCTATGCGGCATTGGGATTGGTGTAACTGATACAAAAGGAATTTGATCGCATGGCATATTTTCTAAAATAGTATAAGCACTAGATCCTACCGAAACGACTTTTCTTAATTCTGCAATTCCATCTCCGTCATAATCATAACGAATATAATTTTCATAAATTTCAATTTTTTGTGTGGAAGGATCGTTAGAGGTGTCGTAAGGATAATCTTCAATATTTCTAAATCTTGCTAATTTTTCAGTATTAAGAATTGTTGAGTCTGATGTGGGTAGATTATAAACTTCATCTTTGTCATAACCCATTTGAACTAATTGAGTTCTAGTCAGTTGAACTCTATGACCTACATATTCAGCGTCTTCTAATTTAACCGCAGACTTATCAATTAAAAATTCTTCAGGAGGAATAGACTCTACTTTGATCTTTCCTTTTAAAGAAATTCTTTTAATTTTACAATCATGGAGTTTAGGCAAAGGAATATCCATATCCATTCCTTGTGCTGCCATTTGTTCTTCAAATTGTTCTATAGCTTGATCGGCCTGTTCATCTTCCTTTTCGTTATGTTCTAAAATTTCTACTTCAGGGTTATCAACTAAAACTTTATATTCTTCATCGGTTAAGTTTTTATAAGTTTCATGTTCGACTTCTTCCGTTTCATCATAAAAGATTTTTAGGATTCCATTTTTTTCTATAAGGGCATCTTTGAAAAAATTATATAAAAGGGTAAAGCCATCGTTTTCTTTGTAGAAGATATGATTCAGATAAGCCGTTGCTTGATCGGCAATAGGTTCATCTTCAGCTCTGACTGGTTCGCATCGCACCACCTTATCGGATGATGTAAAAACTCTTAATAAATTGGGTAATAAACTTTCAACGGTATCAGCGACATCGGTGCTAACGACTTGGCTTCTTCCAGCCATTTCATTTCCTAATGGATCGCCTTGATAATATTCTAATGATTTTTCTCTTTGATCGGATAACAATCCTCCAAGATAACCAATAGCGTTATTGATTTGTCCTTGAAGAATACTGCGTAATGTGGGGTCGTCTAATTTTAGAATTTTTTTTGCCATGATTAAACTATGTAACTTGTATCAACTTTAATTTTCTTTTTCCAGTCACTTACTTTTCCTCCAAAAAAAGTACATCCTGTTCTAAAAGCATCTGAAGGATGGGAAGCAAAATTATGCGTTGGTCGGTTCTTAAAGCACTGATTTCTTTCATCCCATTTTTTTTGGTAAGCCTTCAACGCTTCAGTTCCCTGATAAGTTTTGTTTTTGTCGAAATAGCATTGGGGTAGAGTTTTCCGCACCATTTCAATTCCATCTTCGATTGAAAGTTTTGGAGCTACATCAAATGATATACCCAATTCCAAAGCCGTTTCCAACCTTGATTTACCATAAGCTCCTAATTCTCTTACTTTTATATCATGCGGAGCTATATGTCTATCATATTTATAATGTTTTGAATCTAAGATGTCAGCATAAAAATCCAGACCTTCGCCAGAATTTTCATAGTAGTCTATGATCCTTAGTTGGCTTTGCAAACGCTGAACAAACCAAATAGCAGTAGAATCTTTAAGACCCAAGTCCCACCAGGTTTCAGTTTTTAAATTTTCATCGTAAGGAACATCGGTAATCCTGTTGGTTCCTTCAAGCTCCTCAATGATTTTTCCATAGTAAGAGCCAGTAATCGCTGCCTGAAACGAACATTCAAATTCCTGTTCGTACAAATCTTTCGACATCACCGCTTTCGCAGCCGCTAATTCCTTATCATCCAGCACCTTAGTTCCAGAAGCTCTGTAGGTCGCAGTCCACCAGTCGTTTTCTGTTTCTGCCTGTTTATGAAGTTTGTAAAAGTAGTTTTGGCCTTTGGGCGTTCCTATAAAAATGCACCAACCTTTTCTATCAGCTAAAGCTGGTCGGATAATTTCTGGAAAAAGGGCTGGGCTAATGTTCTGGGTTTCATCGAAGACACAGCCATCTAAAAAGATACCCCTTAACGCCTGGTCATTTTCGGCCCCCAGTATGGTAATTCTTGAGCCATTAGGAAAATCGCATCTAAGTTCTGATTCGTTAAATTTTATATAAGGAATATTTCTGCTGTAATTTTTAATATAGTCCCATGCCGTACTTTTGCCTTGTTTGAAAGTGGGTGCGATAAAGGCGTATCTAGGATTCGGCTGTGGGTTAGTTAGGGCGGCTCTAATCAGATGATTGATGCACAACACCGTTTTGCCAGACCGTCTATGTGCGACAATGACGTTAAATCGGTTCTTAGGGATTTGGTTGTGTAAAAATCTTTGTAACCTTCTGGGCTTGTAGGGAATAACGACTTCAGGCATTTAAAACAAAACCCCCCATCATACCTGATACCATTCATATTTAATAGTCAGTTCTTCTCCAGGTTTAATGTCTTGAATTGTTATTAAATTCCACTTCTTAAAATCATAGCGTAATTTAGGATCATCTTCATTAGTAAAGCGTAGCTTCACTTTTTCACAATTAGGATTATCAGAATGATTAAGGAAACCGCCAAGCGGTGTGCGAATTATTTGTGAACCAAATTGCAAATGCGACATTCCCAAGTTGGTTCCCTGTTTAATCGTAATTGTAGTAAAAACCCCCAGTCCTTGAATAGAACTGGATTTAATCGTTAGCCCAAAAGGCAACGGCTTGTAATTAGCCATCGCTAATGAATAGTTGTATTTGGTGGGATTTGCAAGGAGTTAAATTGTTCGGAGGTTTTAATCCCTAGTTCTTCCACCATGAACTTGCTGAACTTCTTGGCTTGTTCATAGCTGTCGAATCCTGAGAAATGAATACTCACAGACTGGTTTTTTTCTGAGATCAGAACTATGGCCGAAATGTGGCCGTTGTCTAAAAATTCAAACATGATTTTTTAAAGTTGGTTGTGTGTACCTCCTAATAATATAAAAAAAAGATGCGCACAACTTTTAGGTGTACCCTCTTTTTTGACGTATGGGCTTTGGCTTTTTATGGTTCGTTCCAGTTGGTTCTGATAGTTCCCTTGTTATCACTGCTAATCAGAGATAGAAAAATCTGAACCTAAACTGATATGGTTCTAGTTTGAGTTTATTTTTTTTCTTTTATCTACCTTATATAAGTTG